CCTTCCATACGGGCGCAAAAAGAGTCTCGGCGTGAGCCGCCCTCGGGCTGCGGAGGCTTGAGCCCCGGCTTGCCCGGATTGGCTTTGTTGTAGGAGGCTCGCCCCTTGGCGTTCAATCCGCCCTTGGGGTTTTTGCCTTCCTTGCGCTGCCATGCTGCGGTCTTAGCCATAGAACAAAGTGGTTGTTACGTTTGCAACCAAGCCAACAAAAATACCGTCTTTGGCCAAAATCCCTTCGCCCGGGACCACCACAGGGAACGCGGTCGGGTTGTAAGAGTCAGCTTCCAAAAGGATGTCGGCGTACATAGATACCGCAGGAGAACCCGTGATGGTGCCACTGGCAGAGTCCGTTACCGTGAACGTGTTGGCGTCTGAAACCGTGACCGCATAGATGTTGTCTGTCGCAGTACCGCCTGTGCCAGCAGAGAAATCCAACCAAACGCGGTCCCCAGAAGTGAGGCCGTGATTGGTGATTGTCACCGTCACAGTATTCGTAGACCGCCCGTAAGTACCCGTTTGCGTCACATTGTTTGCAAACACAGTGTGCCGCGCCGCCGCAGTGGCGTTCGCGGACACAATAGCCCCTTTGACGCGTGTACGATAGTTAACCGCCACGCCCGAAGAGGTCATGTGTTTCGACTTTACGTCATACTGCATCGTCATGATGCGCTCCTATTACTGGTCAGCGAACGTAGGGGCGGTTGCGCCAACCACCGTGCCAAACACTTGCCAGTTTGTGGCGTCTTTGGCAATCACGGTAATTTGGGCAGCAGCAGGTACATTCACTTGCAGTTTGGAATTGGAGTTGCCGTCAGAGAACACAACAGAAGCTGCGCCATCATCGGTGTCATGGAACGCTACACCGCCAATGAAGTAGTTGGTGTCAGAACCCGTGTTGATGATGAAGTCGGTTGCATCTGCTGCGCCGCCGCCGTACACAAACACAAACGAAGTGCCAGCAACAGGCGCAGGCAGCGTGTAGGTGTTGTCCTGCGTACCGTTAGGGACGATATTGACCATGCCACCAGCGTTGGCTGCGGCGGTCAAAGTGGCGCTGGCGTCAGCCAGAGCAACCGGGGTGGCAACAATCCCAGAAACGCCCATAGAAACAGGGGCGGTAGTAACAACGCCGGTGGTTGCGTTGATGGAGACAGTCTGGAAGCCGTTCTGTGATCGAACTGGGCCGTTGAAGGTGGTGTTAGCCATTTGATCCTCACATGCGAGTTAATTGAGGGCGCTCTGTCTGCATGTCGTCAGCCGGGACTGTCAGAAACGCCGGGGACCCCGGGATGTAACCAATATACAGGAAAAAGAAAAGGGGCACAAGGCCCCTTTCCTAGATTTTCATCAGGTCGAGCCCGACGAACCCCACATACCCAGCGGGTCAGACCAGCCGAACGAATAACGCTCGCGGGCCTTGTAACGGACGTTGCCGGTGTCAAAGTCACCGTCCATCGAGTTCTGCAACGGGGTCCGCACGAAGTGCTTCATGCCGTTGGGAACGTCGGTGGTCAGGAACCAAGCGTTCGGGTCAGTCAGGAAGTGGTTGACCGTGTAACCCTCAGGGATTGCGCCCATCTGCTTGATAGCGTTGATATCGTTATCAGCAGTTGCAACCCGCAGTTCGGTGTCAAGCAGGCGCTTGGCGGTGAACATCAGGGCCGGGGGAACAATCATCTTCTTGGGTTTGGCAGCGATCAGCAGGCCACGCTCGTCGGTCCAAGCGGCGATCTGAATAACGGCGGCTTCCAGGGAAGTCTCGTTCAGGTCAACTTGGGTGCCGGGAGTGTTGCTGTTCACACCACCGGAAACCAGCGGGTGATTTGCATTGAACAGGGAAACGCCATCACCACCGGGGTAGGTGTTGGAGAAGCCGTTGTTCAGCACAGCAGCAGCCTTGACTTGCTTGGTATACGACATAGCACGGGCCAGGGCCTTGGTGTAACGAGCAGACAGGCTGTCGTACAGGTTGTCCTCAATCGCCTCTTCGGTGATCGAGAAACCCAGGGCAATGGTTTCGTGCGTATAGCGGGTGCTCCAAGCCTCTTGCGCGTTGTCATAGGCAATCGCACTGCCCTCGTTCTTCACCGGAGCGGCGGAGAAGCCAGACAGCTTGGTTTCCTCTTCAAACGAACGCTCAGAAGTCTCGGTTTCGTAGATTTCCTTGTGCTCTTCGCCGTAGCGAGCGTACTCCATACCGAACAGGGCGTTCAGACCGGGGAGCAGCTCTTTCAGCAGTTGTGCGCGTGAAATAGCCATGATTAATTACTCCTTCGATTAGACGCCAACGGGGTTGAGGTACTGATGACCGCCGGTCACAACGCTGGTCGTAGTCGTGGTGATGCCGCCACTGGAGGTGGAGGTAGACACAACATACGGTGCATTGAACTTGCAAATCACCTCGACGAAGTTGCCAGACGAGTTTGCGGTGTCGGGCACAACGTCGATGATGCGAATGGGCAACGATGCGGTCGTGGCGCTGGTCGTGGCATACAGACCAATACGGCTGTCGCCGGTAGAGGTCAAGCCAGCGTTTTGCACCAGTTCAGCGTTCGTGCCAATCACACTACGGCTCAGGTAGGTCGGCGTCAAGCCGTTGCCACCTTCGGTTTGACCAGCAACCAAAACGGCCTTGAACAGGACATCCGGGTCATCCTGCACGTATGCAGTGATGTAGGTGCCGGTGGGCGCAGCGTACCCGGTGGGGTAGTACTGAGCAAAGATGGTCTGACCTTGCGCGTTAACGTAAGAGCAGCCCTGAAAGATACCAACAGGCGTAGCGGTTGCTTCGCCAAGGTCTTTCTCGATGTAGCCCGTCGAAACAATCTTCACCACATCTCCATAAAAGATGTTACCAGCGAACCCAGCGGGGTCGATCTGATACTGGCGAGTTTGTCCGGCGAACACCTGACCACCGATCAAATTGATCGGCTTCAAGCCATACGGCTTGTCAACGGTGGGATAAGCCATTTAAGACTCCTAAATTTAAGAACCAGAACCGAAAGTGACCTTGGAGCTTCGTTCAGTGAATTTCTGCATCCGAGGATCATTTTCACGAAGGAAACTGTTGTCCACCGAATCAATCTGGGCTTTGTTCTGGCGTTCGTAATGTTGCATACGCTGCTCCAGAAACTCAGTTGGAATACGGCAGAGCAACAAACCACCCACTTCGATACCGCCTTTGAAGCGGCCCTCAGTAGCGGCGTGCATCATGAGTTCAGGATAGTCCTCTGCTTTGCAGGGTTCATATCCCTCTCGCAACTTACTAGAGATATTGCCGGGATCGGCAGTACCCAAGGTACTCAACCGAATGTACCGATGCTTCCAGCCCGGACGATCATCCGGATGGGGAAGGATTTCCGGGGCACGCCACGCCTGAGGGCGCATAGTGGCCGTACGGGTCTCCATTGCACGGGACAAACGATTTTGGCGGGTTTGAGCCGCTGCTTGGTCTTGCTGTTCCATCATTCACCTCTATTAAGTAAAGCAACCTGTTTAGCGTACTGTTCCAAAGGAACCCCAAGGCGACGAGCTATGTTCGCTTCGGATGCCTTCAGTCGAACACGACTAGGCGATGAACTGCGGGAGGCCGGGGCCACCACAGTCGCGGGTTTTGAAGCACGGCGCGGAGGTTCATCATCGTCCTCCTGTACCGGGGCTGACCTTTTTTGCGGAGGCGGGTCATCTTCCTCTTGGCTCTGAGTTTCAAAGTACTCAGGAAATCTTTTGCGCATGGTACGGTCAACGGTCTTAAAGTACTCTTCCGTACCTACATATTCCACACCATACTCTCGCTGCAACTTCTTGTCAATACCCATTGCAGCCAGTGTCATTTCTTCATCAGCGCCAAACCAATCACTATTGGTCTCCACCCACCGTTGGGTCCGAGGGCTGACTTTCTGAGCAGGAGGTTCTGCCTTGGCGGGCTTGAACTCCTCCTTATCCTCAATCTCAATCGGTTTGAGCGTCTCGGCCTTGTCCAACTTCACGGTGGCTTTGGCAATTGCCTCTTGAGCCGTGACGATTGCGTCAGCATCGCCAGCCTCATACGCCTTGCGGTACTTATCCTTGGCCGACTCAAGTTCCACTTGTGCGGCACCTTTGGAGGTCTCAATATACGCCTTGCTCCCGGTGGAAAGCTGCTCCTTCAGGCGTTTGTTTTCTTCATACACCTGCTTGGCAAACTGCTCCGCAGCCTCACGCTCCCGTAGGGCTTCCTCTTTGGCCCGACGCTCATCGTGGTACCCACGGGTGAACTTCTTGATTCGGGACTGGACTTTCTCATCGTAAGACGCCAACTCATCTTCAGTTGGCTCCTCAACGGGCTCTTTCATGGGTTTACGCCCACGGTCAGCCGGAGGAGTATCGTCCTCAATCTCAATCTTCATCCCAGACTCATCGGCCTTATCAGCCTTAAATTTTGGTTTCCGTTCCGCCTCATCGGGGAACTCAAACTCGTCAAATTGTTGCGTTGCCATCTGTCACTCCTTACGCAGCGCGGGTAATTCCACGCGGGTCTTCTACAACGGCTTCGACCGACTCATCATTGATGATGCGGAACTCTCGGCCATGAATCTTCAGGCGGGTGCCTGAATTGGGGCGGACGATGACAAAGTCACCTTCCTTGCACGACGGTCCAGTGGGGAACCGAGTTTTGTCTTTGTAGCAGTCAGGTCCGAGCTTGACCACAAACAACACGGGGGTCAGGACCTCCTCGTAGTGCATGGTCTTGGAATCCTTAAGCAGACCAACTTCACTGTCCGCATACTCCTCCATCGCCTCCGGAACAACACACAACATGTGATATGTCTTCGGGTCAGGAAGTTGTTTGGCCTTCTCCTCTGCACTCTTATTCAGAATACCGGAGAGGTCTACGGCAGCCACATCAAATTCACTCATTCGTCATCCTTTGCACGAGGTCCTCAATCACATGATCTGCGTAGTTAAGACCCCGGATCACTCCACAGACTTTTTTGTACTCGTCGTACGTGTCGGCACGGCTGGCTGCAAGAAAGGCAACTTGCTCCTGCCGGTACTTATCAATTTCTTTCTGCACGAGCGCAAGCGCTCGGATTTCATCTTGCATTACGATTTACTCCTCTCGGGTTGGCGTTGCGGACGATTCATCTGTGCTCGATCTTTGGCAATCTGCGCTCCGATCTTGACACCATCGACCTCCTGTTTTGCCGCGATCTGCATGGCGGCAATCTCTTTCTGCGCAGCAATCCGCGCCATCTCAATCTCAATCTGATCGGCCTTGGCTGCGGCATCGGTGGCCTGCTTCTGCGCTTTGAGTTCAAGGTCCTTCATCTTCAACTGCAACTCCTGCATCTGCATCTGGACCACCGGGTCCTGCATCTGCTGCTGGGCTGCGGCCTGCTGGGCCTCCTGCTGATCACGCTGGAGCAACTGCTGTGACGCTTGCGCCGCTTTGAGGGCAATCTGATCAGCCATCTCCGGAGGCACCTGCTTATTGGCCTCCTCACCGGGCAGCACCATACCCATCGCCTCTTCAATCTGGCGGCGGTACTCCATCGCAACGTGCTCATTGATGTGCGCCATCGTGGCAGCGTAAATCTGCTGCGCCATCGGGTTGCCCTGGATGATCTGCTGAATCTTGGGGTTCTGCACCGCAGCCATGTGGACCTGAATGTGCGCCTGATGGTTCTGCTCAATGAACGCCTTGACCGGCTTGTTGGTCAGCAGGTTCTGGTTCTCAGTGATGGGGTCCACCGGCACCATGTCGTCCTCGATGGGCACGAGCTTGGCTGCGTTCTTGATACCGAGCACCTCGATCATCTGACGGTGGAGCAGCGGCATGTTGTAAAGCTGCGGCGAACCCTGCGCAAGCTGGAAGACCGCCTGATACTGCACGATCTTCTGGGCCATTGTGGCAGCGTTGGGATCGCTCACCGGGATGACATCAACCATGTCGTAATCGGACTTCTTGGCCTTGCGGGAGCCATCGACCGGCTCGTAGTCATACTCCTCGGGCGTATAGTCCGCGATGATCACCTTGAGGAGCTTGAACTCCTGCTTCATCGAGAAGTGCATCCGCGCCTGAACAGCACCCATCACTTTCAACTGCCGCTCCAACAGGGCCAGAGTCGTACCCACCGGGGCGTTGGCCGACATGTCACTGACGCTCATATCGCCAGCGGAAGCAAACTGACGGCCCTCCGTCACGATCTGATTGAACAGCGTGTAGAGAACCTGAGACGGCTCCTTGTACGGCAGCGGCAGAATGTTGTCGCGGATGGAGCCCGAGGGCACATCTACGTCTCGGAACTCTCCCGGCGCGATGGGAGTGTCATCACCTTTAACGCGAAGCCCCCGTGACT